TACTTGTAAAGCCGCGTTGATTGATAAAGAAGTCGCCGTTGATAAATGCGTTCTTACCAGCAGCAAAATTACCCTGCCATCTCAAACCAGTAGAGGCGGAAGAATCTGCAACGAGTGTTTCGCCGTTATTGCCAGTAGCAAGACGGCTATAGGTATCAGCACCAGTACCAACTACTAAGTCACCCTTAGCATCAATGGCTGTAGCCATATCATTGGTCAGTGTGACGGTACCAGAAGTACCGCCACCACTGAGTCCTGTGCCTGCGGTAACGCCTTGAATATCAGCCGAGGCGTTGTCGGCGTTAGTGCGGGCTTTTGTCATTGGGTTCCTTTACGCGTTGTTTTCTAGTGCTTTTAGTGCATTAAGAATTGCTTGTGATTTGCTTCTTTCAAACATTTCAGTCTTAACAAGTTTGGTAAGTAGTTCAAATTGCTGCAACTCAGCAAGTCTTTCTACTCTATCTTTAGGGCAAGCCTTTGCTGCTTCCTGACCTTCAAGGTGTCTGAATGCTAACAAGTCCTCGTCCCAGTTGCCATCAAGGGTAGATAGAATTTGTTCGTATACTGCGATGTTAAGTGTGTAGTTTGCTACTTCCATTTCCCGTAACTGAATTGGTGTTAGGGGTGTTGGTTCAGCAACTGTTGGATTTACTTCAGCCATTTATTTCTCCTAGTTGATTGTTTATTTCTTTTTCCAAAGACCAAACCCTGTTGGTCCAGATATGCTATACACAGTTCCAAACCCTGTTGTTTTAGAGAAAGGAACATAGGTTGGTGTTGTTGCTCTACCGCCATTAAAACTTAACGTAGCGCCAGTCTTAGAGAATAAACCACCACCAACGTTGGTGCCATTCATATTTAAACTTGCAAGCGAGTACTGCGTACCAAATCCAGTAGAGTTACTCCAAGGAGCGATATACATACTACCTCTGCCTGCAAACCAAATAGCATCTCCATCAGGATGCCAAGCCATAGCATCACTTGTGCTAAAACTTAAACCTCCTGGAGAACTATACACCGAACCAAATCCTGAAGCCGTACTCCAAGCAACAGCCAATAGCGGGGATGAACCACCTTCCATTGATGCAGCCCAAACAGTAGAGGTTGGATTCCAGGAATTTCCAGAAGCCAGACCATAACCGCTAAGACCAGAATAGCGTGTACCAAAACCAGAGGCACTAACTGCGTAAGGATAATAAGTTGCATTACAACTCATTGCTACTAAATTATTTGGAGCAAATGAACCGCCTCGGTCTTGTCCCGAGTTCGGACTTGGGTCAGAGAATTTACTACCGAATCCTGAACCTGGGGTAAAAGCATATAGGTGGATATAAGGGCTTCCATCTGTTTGACAAAAAGCCATCGTTGCTGAACCAGTTGTAAAATATGGATGATTAGTACGGCTGGGTGGACGAGGCGATGGATTGCTATATGCGGTACCAAAGCCAGTGCTTGATGAAAATGGGAATCCATACAGACCAGCACCAGTGCTTGGATTTCCGTTTGTAGCGAGAACCTGAGTCTCGTCAGTAGAAATATCAAATCCGCCAACGCCATCGTTGACATTAGAGGAAGCATTACCAATCTGCGTACCAGTTCCACTAGCAGATGTCCACTGCCAAGCCTTTAACCCAGCAGCACCAGAGAACGAGGATATAACAAATGTTCCTTCAGGTGGAGCGGTAGGAGTTACAGCATTGCTTGCTGAACTGACTTGTGAACCGCTAGGGTTTGTTGCAGCAACAGTAAATGTATATGATGTTCCAACTGTTAGTCCATCAAAAGTAAGCGGACTACTAGTTCCACTTTTTGTTGCAGAGCCAGGATTTGATGTAGCAGTGTAACTAAATATTGGACCACCTGTTGCAGTGCTTGGCGCAGTAAATGCAACGCTAACACCACCACCACTTACTAAGTCAGTTGCGGTAACGCTGGTTGGAGGACTCGCTGGTATATCTATAATCCTACTGCCACTAGGTGAAGTACGATTAACAGCCATTGGCTACCCCGCTATTCCGTAAATTTTTATTGTTCCAGAATCAAGATTGTTTCCAGAAAAAAATGTTATAGATGTTATTGCACTTGCCGTTAACCAAGTTGCTCTTCCATTTCCACCAGAGTTATACGAATCAACAAGTTTTGGTGCAGAAAGATTTGCATACTGAATTGTAATTGTTGCATTTTGTTGATTACTATCTGCTCCGTGTCTAGTTGCAATTCTATCTTGATTTCTAGTACTTCCATCGTGTCTGCTCATAGTACTAGCATAGTTACTTCCTGTATCTCCATTGAATCTAATATACAAAATATCACCAGCGCCAATAGTTATGGCACTAGTAATCATTAGTTTAGAATATCCAGTTAAAGTTACGCTTGAAGTCACTGCCGTTGTTCCACCTGGCGCAGTAATTGTTTCTAGCAATTGCCAGTTATCTGGCGTAATTCCTGATACTGTTCCTACTGCCATTATGCAATCTCGCTTCCATATAGGTTGAACGAAAGGTTTGCAGATGATGCGTAGACTGTCACCACATCTGTAGCATTAAGTGTAAGTCCAACAGTAAGCATCACTGAGTCAGATGCTGGTACTGTTGCTCCATACACAATGTAGTGTTCAGCCGCCAATGCTGCGCCTGCTGGTCGTACTGCAATTCTGTATGTTGCAGCAGATGATGCCTGGTTACATACAGCGATTGTTGATACAATCGTCTGTGTTGACGAAGGCACGGTATATGCGGTTGTTGCTGTAGTTGCTGAGGGGTTAACTTGCCCTAGCACTTTATATGTTGTTGCCATTTACTATGCTCCCATCAGCATAAAGATAGACGGATTAGGGTCGGTTGTGATGGCTCCCCACGAAGCAGTTGAACCATCGGTTGTTAGATACTTACCAGAATTTCCTGTTTGGCTTGGTAGCGCATCTACTGCAGCCCATTCAACTCCAAGTGCAGCACCAGAGTTAGCCTTGAGGAAATATCCGTTTGTACCTACTGAAAGTTTGCCAGGCGTATCAGCGCTACTTGCTACAATTAAATCACCTTTGGCATCAAGGATGCTATTGGGAATTGCGGTAGCAACATCAAAGGCTGTAAAGGTTATAATTTCTACAACATCAGATGCCGACAATGCTGGACTTAAGGCTGTAATACTTGTACCATTTGTTGCTGTGTAATCTTGGCTACGTACCAATAGTACACCATTAAGGTAAACTTGCTCCTTGCCTACTAAATAAGAGAGTGTTACACCGTTATCATCTGGACCAGATAGGCTTGTTTCTCCACCCGCGGCTGTATATCTGTAACGGAATAACTGAGCAGTAGATGAAATTCCACCCCAAGCGCTGCCACTCCAAACATACATTTGATTATCAACTGTGTTCCAGTAAAGGGCACCAGTCAAAAGGGCATTGCCATCATTATCTAAAGTAGGTGGTGTTGACTTAGCACCCAGGTATCTATCATCAAATTCATCATAAGTTGTTGCTGCACTGCTTGCTGAAGTAGCAGCGGAAGCAGCACTCGTTGCTGCAGCAGTTGCTGATGTTGCAGCACTTGATGCAGATGTTGCTGCCGATGTAGCCGAAGTAGCAGCAGCAGATGCTGAGTTAGATGCTGTCGTAGCATAAGCAGCAATAGCAGCAACAGAGTTGGCTGCAGTAGTAGCGTCAGCAGCAGCCGAGTTAGCAGATGTCAATGCATTAGATGCTGATGTCGCTGCATTAGATGCACTAGTTGCAGCAGCAGTTGCAGAAGCAGCAGCGCTTGTTGCGCTGGTAGCAGCAGCGGTTGCGCTAGTTGCTGCACTGGCTGCAGATGTAGCAGCAGCAGCGACGCTGGCTGCCATAGTAGAAGCAGAGGTTGCAGCAGATGCAGCAGATGTGCTAGCACTGTTAGCAGAAGTTAAAGCAGAGGAGGCAGACGTTGCTGCCGATGCAGCCGATGTGGCTGCGTTAGTTTCAGAAGTAGAGGCTGCGCTAGCAGATGCTGCTGCGCTAGTAGCACTGGTAGCCGCTGCTGTAGCAGAAGTCGCTGCAGAGGCTGCAGAGGTGGCTGCTGCTGTGGCTGAGGTAGATGCACTGTTGGCGCTAGTTAGGGCGTTAGAAGCGCTTGTAGCCGCGCTAGAGGCACTTGTAGCGGCAGAGGCAGCACTTGTAGCAGCCGATGCTGCTGAGGTTGCTGCAGCCGTTGCTGAGCCTAGAATGCTATCTACATAATCTTTAGGGGTAGCAGAGGATGAAATCATACCTGCGCTAGACAGACCTGTAATTACTGGTGTACCTGATATTACAGGGCTTGTCAAGGACTTATTGGTCAGGGTCTGAGTTGCATCAACAATGACTACTGTACCTGTCGTATTAGGTAGGGTGATTGTGTTGTCCTGAGTTGGGTCAACTACAGTCAGGGTAGTCTCATAGGCATCTGCAGTAGAGCCTTCAAATACGATACTGGTTTCAACACCAGATGTTCCAGTAATTGTAGGGTTAGAGATTGTTGGGCTGGTAAGTGTTTTATTAGTAAGGGTTTGAGTCTTAAGAGTACCAACTACTACACCTTCTCCAGCAGCAATACCGTGCATTGTATGAGCATTACCACCACCATCATTATAAGAAGCATCAGCCTCTGCGTGAAGATTGGCATCTCGGTAATCCCGACCAATTGCCATATGACGTACTACTGCGCCAGCAGAATGGTCTTGTGCGGTTGAGCCATCTATCGCACGTGTGATTGTAAAGGTATTGGTAGATACTGCCGTGGCATCTACGATTTCTTCTAGCGCTGTATCAACATCAATTACTAATGTAAAAGTACGACCAGCAGGGATTGTTACACCACCTAGCAGTGCTGTACCAGATACGACAGTCATAGACGTAGCGCCAGATGTAATGGCACCAGTCAGCGTAGTCTGCTGAGAGCGGGATGAGTATTGGCGTGTGGTCATTTATGTTCCTATCGGGCGCTGTAGTGAACTCGTGGGGGATACTGGTTCTGTTGCTTACTCCGCTCCTCATTAAGACGCTGTGTATACAGCGCAAAGAGTTGACGGACAGCGGTATTGCTTGCGCCAAATGGGCGCTTTGCATCAATCTCATCAGCCTGTGGGCTGTACTGAGCAGCACGGGCTGGGTCTAGGTATTGCAATAATCTGTATGCAGCACCAAGAATAACTACATCTTTAGTGCTAGCAGGTAGTCCTGTCTGTGTAGTGTAGTCCTGGCTAGTAGAAGTAAAGACAGATGGGCTAGTTGCGTACATAACTTTGACAGTTCTACCAGCGATAATCACATCACCAATAGTGATGGTCTGGCTATTAGAACCCCAAGTACTTACATCTGCAAACGGGTCAAATGACCAACGATTAACTCTAATCCATTCTTTAGTAGGACCAATATCCTGCCAAGAGACAGATAGGATATTTTCAATGCCTAGGTCTTGGAATTCATAAGTAGTAACTGCAGCGTTATATGTAAATGTAGTTTGCTTTGTAGCGTAAATAGCACCACCAACTGCGTGGATAGTGTCGTTAATAGCCTTAGTAATACTTGCCCGTGGGAAGATTGGGCTAACAGTTACCTTTGTATCTACTGCGTGAGTAGAAGCAGTAGTGCCAAGATAGCCACGACCATATGGTGAAATAGTTGCAGTGTTAGCAACACGGTCTACGCTATCTACCCATAACAACTCATCATCAATCTCAATAACACCTTTACCTAAATCTTGAGTAGAAGCAAGGCTGAGAACAAGTGGTGATGAACTAGGAGAAGTGGTTGTGGTGACAGCAGCAGTAAGATAAGTAGAGCGGTCTTGCTGATAGGTATATCCAGATAGGTTAATCTGGACTTCATCCATCATCTGTGCCAAGGTATATGTCATAGGTTTATGCTCCTTAAAGCATCAGTAGGAGAAAGCCCGCTAGTTCCTGCTAGTTCATTGCAGATACCACCAAGGGCTTTATAGTCATCTGGTTGACGGTTAGCATCTGCTGCTTTATTTAATGCTGCAACAAGAGCAAGACCAGTAGTTCCTGCATAATCATTGGCTGCAGCAGTCGGGGCTTGATAAGCCGTAATTGCTGGATATGTCCCACCATTAGCCAAGCGATTGAGTTCGCTGGTAAATGAACTACCTGCTGTGCCCGTTGCCACTATCTATACCTCGCCGTTTTCTTTGCTATTGACTTAGGTTGTTTTGAAAACTGCTTACCTTTACGCATATCTTCACGCTTCTTAGCGGATGTCTTTGCATATTCAGCAGCAGAAAGTTTTTCTCTAGCCTTCTTAGGTAGGTACCGTTCCCCTGTAGCCTTGCTACCTTGAGTACTTGGTTTACCTGATTTAGTTCCCCATTTTTCTTTAGTCCATTTAGATAAAGACTTTTGTTTGCTGGTTTTGCTGCCAGAGTAGCCACCGCCAGCCTTCTTATATTCCTGTGCCACAATCTGTGCTTTACGAGCAGACCATTGACCAGGCTTACCGCCCTTACTACCAGCCATTACACGGTTCTTAATACGCTCTCTGAGTTCAGGTTTGGTGTATGCCATTACCATTTCACCTTATCTGCCCAGTAAGCAGCAGACATCTTGCCCTTGGCAATGTTCTTAGCGTGACGTGCTTTAAAGGATGCACGTTTCTTTTTCATCTTGTCACCCTCACCAGCCTTGGGTTTGCCAGCAGTCTTAGCACCTTGTTCACCAAAGCGGATAGTCTTAATTTGACTGCCCTCTTTAGCCACAACAATGTGTGATTTCTTAGGGTGGTTAGGTGTGCGCTTTGGCTTATTAAAGCCAGAGACACCTGCTCTAGCGAGCCGCGGGTCTTTCTTGTTTGCCATATTCCCCATACTTTCCTAGTACTGCTCTTACTGTTCCATTCTTGTTTAACCGCACCACGTAACCATCTCTGATTTGAACAGAGTTAAACCCGCGGTGCGGTTTGTATTTGCCCGAAGACATTTACTTTTGTTTGCCTTTTTTGTCGTAGCGACGACCTTGTAGAACTGCACCCCAGAACTGTCCAGCCTCAGATTGTGTTCTTCCGCTTTCGTTCCACTCTGCATATTCTTTGGCTACGTTTTGAATATAACGAGCAACAGTTGATTTGCTCTGACCTACACGTGTTTTGCCAGCCATATTACTTCTTCTTCATCTTCTTGGCAGCCATCTTTTTGGTTGCTTTCTTCTTAGCCATCTTCATCATTGTGGCTTTTTCTTCCATCTTTTCAGCCTTGGCATACATCTTCGCTGCCTTTTTACCTTTGGCTGTGTAAGGGAACTTCTTTCCGTTTACCATTGGCATAGTTATGCTCCTATTTCTTTCATCACTGCTGCTGTTTGTTTATTGATTGACTTGGCTGGTGGCATCTTGTTGCCGTTATACGGCTTACCTAATACTTCACTAGCCTTAACTGCCTCTTGAATCTTCGCCATAGAAGTTCCATTTGGCTGAATGCCTTGGGCTCTAGCCTCTTTATAGGCATTCAATTCTGCGTTAAATGCTTTATTCGGCATACTGCGCCGACTATCAGCATCACCTGCGTTCATCTGAACGCTCATCCCCTTGCATCCAAAGCAGCCGTCTACATACTCTGGATGGTATTCCCAGTGCTTCATAGTGCAGTAAAGTTACTTTCTGTTACTCCTACATTGCCAGCAATAAGCGCTGCCTTAGTAGCATCATCTACAGTATGGTTATAGCCACCCTGATAAATCTCAGGATAGGTTGCATAGTCACTATCTTGTAGATAACGGACCTGTGCATAGTCACCATCTACATCTCTGACAATAGTTATGCCACGGTCAATCTTGTAGAACTCAAATAGACGAGCCTGACCAGCAGGTCCTTCTTCTACTGTTGGTGTTTTAAATAACCAATTAGTCATAAGTCCTCCTAGTGAACTCACCCCGAAGGGGCAGACTTTTCAAATATGCCTGCCCCTCAGAGTCAATCAACTAGAGAGCAGCGATTGAAGAACCAGTTTCAATACGATACAACGCTTCTTCACGGTAACGTGCAAAGCCAAGTACGCCGTACCAGCCCATTGGGCGGAAGCGCATCAACTTATCGGTTACGTTTCCGATAACGATGTGTGGTTCTTCTGCAACAGCCTCAGCAAGTGCTTGCTGTCCGCAGAGGAGAGTATCAAATACACGGGTTACTGGAGTTACAGTTACTACAGTTGTAGCAGTAACAGCAGCGGTGTTCGCTGTATCTACAGTAAAGGTTGTGGTGGAGCCAGAAGTGCTGATTGCAGTAATCTTTGCACCTGAAGCAATACCAGTTCCAGCAATCTTGTCACCAACTTCTGCACGGGTTGCAATAACAGCAGAAGAAGCAACACCAAAGGTGAAGCCTGCTGATGTACCAGCAACGGTTACAGCGGTTGTAGCAAGAGCAGTCTGGTCTGCACCATCCTTAGCAGATGGGATACGTGAAGATTCAACGAAGAATGCACCTTCGTAGTCTCCGATTTCGCCAGCCCAAATCTTGTCTGCAGCAGGTGCAGTTTGTGCGTGGACGAAGTTCCAGCCCATATTTCCAGTTTCTGCACGAAGGTCGTGTGAAACTTCTGGGTGAATACCACACCAGTAATAAGAGCCACGGCGAGCCTTAGCCTTATTTGCACGCAACTTAGCAACAGCCTTGCGGATGTCTGCTGAGTCAATCGTGTCAGATGCAGTGATGGTTGCTGTAGAAGTACGAGCACCACCATAAATTACGTTTGTTCCGCCAGTAAGAGTTGTTGACACAACATCATCAATAGAATCAGCAAGGTTGTATGCAATGATATTTGCAATTGCTGGGTCTACATCTGCGAGTGAGAATAACTCAAGAGCGCGGGTTACAAGAACTGCGTTACCGTACTCATTGAGAGTAATGGTGACGGAAGTTGGGGTTGTGAGCGCTACTGCATCTGGGTCTGTTGTCTCAGATAGAGTAGAGGTCTTTGGGTCAAGGTCAACGTAGCGTTGTAGAACAACGGTTGAACCTGGGAATGCTTGGCGAGCAGGACGCTTGTCTGCGACAGAACGAAGTAGTGGTTCTGAACGGAGAGCAAACTCTAGAAGACGGTCATACGCCTTCTGTACTAGACCTGCGCCACCAACGGAACCTCCGAGTGAGGAGGAACCTGTATCGGTATAGGCATTAGCCATTGAGTTGTCACCTCCAAGTGACTATGAACGGATTAGGAATTGCGTAGAAGATTCATTAAATCATCAATAGAGTCGGCATTTTCTAGTTGTCGCTCTAGGTCTACGGCTTTGTCTGGAGCAATACCGCCTTGGGTAAGAATGTCTTGCTGACGTAAAGTAGCAAGATTCTGCTGCGTATCATCATTCTGAACCTGTGGGTTATAGCCGATTAAATCTCCGTTATCACGGAGCCAAGAGTCAATAGACTCCTCAGTGGCTTCCTGCACATCTTTCAGAATAAGTCTTGCAGCCTTAGCGTTTACTCCCTTTTTTGCTAGGACATCGGCGACGGTCTTTTCCTTCTTCTCCTTGAGGAATCCATCAAGTTGTTCAGTAAGTTCCTTAATACGCTTCTCATCAGCACGCTTGGCTTTTCTTAGTTTCTTAACTAAGTCATCGCCAGAGAGTTGATGGTCTGGTGTATCTTGGTCGTCTTCTTCGTCATCCCAGTAGTTGTTGCTCATAGCAACCACCCTTTCTATCGTTAGTTAGTCGCAAGCCACAGTTCTGCTCAGGGGTAAGCAGGCTGGCTCTTGCTACCAGTCTTATACACCGCGTGGGGCTGGTTGGTCCACGTCGGGAATCTAGAATCCGCCTCTTGTTCCTGTGTCTAGTGATGTTTTACCTAGACCACTAGTACCACCAAAGGCTGCTATTTCACGTTCTGTTAAACGCTGACGCTTACGTTGAGCCGAAGCAAGTGAGTTAAATACTTCTTGCTCTGCTTCAGCAAGTCCATAACCTTCAAGACCTGCGCTGTACATCTGAGATAGTTTTTCTGCTGTTGGCAAAATGTTTGCAATAGTTGCATAGCCACGCTGTGCTTCAGCCTGAGTAACACCTTGTCTAGCCAACTGCTCAGCGACTGCAACCCCTGGAGCAAGTCCTTGTAGACCTGCTGCTGCACCAATTTCAGCGGCTGCAACTTGAGTAGAAATCTTAGGGAATTGCTGGTTCGGGTCAAGAACATAAGCAACTAGGTCGGTATCGCCAATGCCATAGTATTGTTTCAATGTAGCAGCAACGGCTGGGTCAGCATTACGGACTCGTTGTACCGCAGTAACTACGCGGTTAGACAACTCAGCAGCAGATACATCGTTAGCAATAAACTGACTGACATAATCATCTGTATCAAACTGATTTAATCCGTAAGAGCGTAGAATCTGACGGTATCCATCTTCAAGATTAAGATACTCGGCAGGAGTAAGAACTTGTAGACCTTTCTTGATACGGTCTTCGTTAGCCTTAAATCTGCGCTTATAGTCTTCTGTTTCTTGCAAAGCCATAGTAATGGTTGCTTCAGTTGCGCCTTCTTGGGCAAGGCGCTTAATTGTAGGAATAAGTCCAGTTAAATTATAGCGTGTAAGTCTGTCAGACATAATGCTAATGATTGACTCACGTTGCATTGCCTGTTCTTTTTCACGTGCTGCTTGTTGTTCTGCATATTGTTTAGCCAGAATATCTGCAGCACCCATACCCCCTGCAGCGGGGGTATTTGGCATATAAACATTGCCAGCAGTATTAACATTACCTGCAGCAGCGGTTGCTCTATTCAAAGCATCTAAAGCAGCCTTTGCTGCTGCTGCCCTAGCAGCATCTGCAGCAGCATTAGCAGCAGCAAGTGCTGCTTCTAATCTAGCCTTTTCGGCTGCTGCTGCAGCCGCTGCTTCTGCTGCTGCTTTTTCTGCAGCGGCTTTTGCTTCTGCTGCAGCCTTTTCCGCGGCGGCTTTTGCAGCCTCTGAAGCGTCAAGGTCTGCTTGAATCTTTGCATTGGCTGCTTGCTCTCTTGCTAATTGTGCAAGATACTCAGCCTCTTTAAGTGCATTTTCTGCTTCTTGTGAAAAACCTGCTGCTTGTGCATCATAATCAATAGCAGATGCCGCTGTTGGTCTATCGGCTTCTTCACCCATACGAAATCTAGCAGGGTCAAAACTAGGAACTGGAACAGGATTTCTGGATGCAAGGAAGTCTTCTACTTCTTGTTTAATTTCATCTGCATCTGCACGTGTGCCCGTAAATCTAGCCATTAGATTAGCCCCATATCGCTTAGTGCCTTATAGGTAAGATTGTCTACTGTAGTTCTTGCATTATTTGTTAACTCCCATTCTGGAGTCATACGTAGTTCACGCTCAAACTGCCATAATGGTTTTACTGCTGGCTTACCATCTGGTCCTACATACTGCAGGGCAGCACGTAAACGCGGGTCTTCAAATGTAACTGAGTCTGCGTCTTTTTCAAGAACACTAGCAATAGCACCTTTGTATGCTGATGCCAAAGAATCTACGCTAATACCAGCATTAATTTGGTCTGCATATCCAGGAAATGCACTGGCTGCTAATTTACGAACTTCATCTTCAATATCTTCTGTAGTGGTTCTACCTAAAAATAAATCCTGTGATTTCTGTGCCCAGTATTTTTCATCAAGATATTTACCAACACCAAAAGAATTAGCATAAGACTTTAGGTCAGCAGTATCTCCAAGTACCTGTCCGCCATAACCAGTGACTAAATTAGACGTAACAATAAGTTCTTTTAGTTGGTCCTCTGACATACCAGAGTCATAGGCTGTGGCTGCAAGACCTTCAAATAATTTTGCATCCATCTTAAGCCCTGCATTGACAAGACTCTTACGGGTAGCCAACTTATACTTATCAAGACCATCTGCATATACACCAGGCTGTGATTGTTTAGCCTGTAAACGCTGACGGGCAGTAGCATTGTTATTGCGGTAGAAATTACTCTTTAATACCGCAGCATACATTCCATCTACATCGCCCTTGAGCCAAGCCTGCCAAGCAGCCTCTAACTGGGTATCAATACCCTTAAGGGCAAGAATCATCTGGATAGTTTCAGCAACTTCAGGGTTTGCACTAGCAGCATTCTTTGCTGCTTGTTGTGCAGCCATTTGCTCCGCTGTCAAAATGCCAGGTTCAGCCATTACATTCCTCCTGACATAATCTTGCCTAGTTCTGTCATAAATTCAAAAGCCTGACGACGTTCATACTCAAGTGGATTTTGAGTCTTAAGTTCTTCTTGTAATTTCAAAGCCTGTTGACGTTCATCAAAACCGCCTTTTCTGCGGGTCTGTATTTCTCCACCAACTACTGAAGTTGTAGTAACAATACCTTTTTTAACAATATCATTTAGTTCTTTTAGTTTTGCTTTGCGTTGTTCTTCTGTTGGTTTACGACCAATAGTTTCTAGATAGATTGCATCAATAAACTTATTAAGTTCAATCTTACTAATATCTTGAAATTCACGGCGAGGTAGATTCTCATCGCCACCACCGCCACCCAAGCCTGAAGCGCCAGATTGTAAAAATGTTAAAAAGTCTGGAGCCTTGGTTGCAGTAGGGTCAAACTGGCGATTGCCAATAACGCTTTTAGAATACGAATTGATTACATTAACAAGCGCCCCATTAAAGTCGGTTGCTTGAATATTTCGTGAATTAAATGTTTCTTTAGAAATCTTTTTCTTATTATAAAGTTCTTGAAACAAAGCATCTAATTTGCCAGTAGCCTTAAGGTCATCAAGGGCTTTCTTCTTGATAGCATTATAGTCTTGACTGAGATTAATAGTACCTTTACTATCCAGATAAAGATAAAAAGGAACAGCGGTGGTTGTGCCTTGAGGAATACCTGCTAAATAAGTATTACCAGTTTTTTCATCAGTTACAACTTCTAAAGAATAGTCACGAACATATTTATATAATGGGTCTTGTTCTGCTTCTTTAGCGGCAGTTTCTTGTGCAACATCTAATGCTCCACCACGACCAGGAGTAATTGGCGTATATGTTGTTTGACCATTTTTCCAGTCATCATAAGTAATATCAGAAGGTTTAACATCGCCAACTTTAACTGTCTTCCAGTTTTTTGCTTTAGGGTCCCAGACAAGTCTCCAGTCAGAACCTTTTAAAGAAAGCGCACGCTCTTGTTCTGTGCTGGGTTTAGATATTTTTATTGGTTGTGCCACTTTATACCCTATACGTGTCTCGTGAATAGTAATCCAGAATGGTCTGGAATACTGCTCGGTTGGCTTCTTTAATAACTAAGTCGCCCTCAATGAACTGTGCAATGAGTGCTTCAATATCTGCTTTACGTTGACGCTTAATATCAGCAAAGTTTCTAGCCTCTCTGATTTTAGGGTCCAACGAAATATTAATAAAGTCACGAATCTGCGATGCAATAACTAACATCTTAGACCTTGTTGCTGGCTGAATATTTACTGTGGAATCTGAAAGCATCTGCTCAATGCTCTGGAACATAATTGTCTCAGAGGCAATTTCATTACCACCACCAGTGATTGCTGACTCAAGGAATGGGTTAGCAGCCTTCATAGCCTGACGCTGTGCAGTTGCAATATCAATAATTGCCCGACGAGCAGAAGGACTAACTGTCTGAGATAGCGCTTCATTTTCTTCTTTGGCAATACCAAAGTAAGCCTGCTTATCCTGAGATAGCATTACGTCTAGGTAATACTTTTCTAGGTCTTTGTTCTTGATAAAGTCAGCGCCTTCTAGCCACGCATAACTTGCTGCATCAAACTCACCTGTCTGTGGGGCAAAAACAAATGCTGCCTCACCATACTTCTCAACAAGACCTTTGTTCTGGATATACCAGTTCTTCATTTCTTTGGTCTTCTGAATAACTACATTGGTCTGCTTCTCATCACGAGATACCGTGTAGATAATCTTACCTGGGTTCTTGCCAACAAATGTAGCCACAGCCAAGTCATATGGGTCTTGAATATCTCCGCCATACTTCTTGGTAATTGCATTGACTAGGTCATAAAACTCTGGACGTAGACCAGTAATACCTACAGCCTTAAGATAATCAGGAACACCTTTACTTTCCTGAACTGTTGGCGTTATAGGTGATACAAGTCCCAGCACCGAACGCATAACCATAAGGTTGTGGGCAGATAAACGAATATTCTTTAGATATTCGTACTTCTGCTCTGCGGTGTCAGTAGCCTTTGGAATGTTTCCTTGTGCTGCATTAAACGCAATAGCCTGCATAGCCGCTGTTGCTTCTTGGCGGTTCTTTTCATTAACTGGCAAGATTGCATATAGACGCTGTAGTGATGCTGGTACTAAAGCACGGACCAAATCCATACCTTCGCCTATGCTTCCTAGCGCATAATTATCTAGTTCTTCTGCAGCCTTCTTGCCAGTAGTACCAGTAGCGCCAAGGATGTTCTTCATACCAAGAACACCTAGCGCAGCAATTGGTCCTGATAGCGTAGGCATACCTGCATCAGGGCTAAAAGATGGGTTAGCCAACTTAAGTTTCAATGTAATGTCATTAAACAATGGCTGCTGGAACGCTGAGTTACCAGTTACCGCTCTAGTGACATTCTCTACTGCTTTAAAGATTGCATCATCCATAGGCATAATGATGTATGGGTCGCCCTTGGCGTCCTCATAAACTTCACCATTAGCCTCAATACCTGTATGCATCAAGCGCATACGATAAAGAACTCTTGGGCTAGCATCCTTTAGGCGGTACACACGGCGCCAAAAATCTTCAGTAGCACGGTAGAAACGTCCTACGTTGCGAACAGATAAAGCAAAGTTAGTGCGGATATTTGGATTATCTGCAAACTTTAGAACTGTATCTGCAGCCTGTTGGATTGCTATTTCAGAATACTTCTTGGCTGTAAGGTCTTTGACATCACGGATAATGTCATCTTTCCAGGTTACTGGCTCACCCGTAGATAGACGATACTTAACTGTATTCGGGTCAATACCCTGTTGCTTCAGGTTATTTACTTGAGCATTAACTAAAGAACGAGTTTCTTGCTGTTGCAATTTGCTGTAGTTCTTGCGAATACGCAAGTATGTAGTCATAACCGCTGGCTGACGGAGTAGACCTGTAACCTGACGGTCCATAATCTCCATCATATTATTGCCCAACTTAGCAAAGGCAGACTCAACATCTACTAGACCATCAATATCTAAGGTTGTGTACATTCTGCCAACTGGAGCAAAACCATCAGTTAACTTAGCAAACTCATCAAACTCTACTGCCTGGGCAGCAAGGTTCCATTTGTTCTTTATCTCAACACCTTTGCTAATTTCATCTGCGCTATATCCTGAATATGCAGATTTAACACGAGCATAAAGTGCATCATTAAACTTATCAGCCTTGCCGTGGAATGTCTGGTACATATCCAGCAAGATACGGTCAATCTGGTCTGCTGCAATATCCATATCAGTAAAGCCTTTTTGTCTTAACTGAGTAGTTCTAGCAGACATCTTTAAAAAGTCTTTAAGAGCCTCTGAATCGTTAACCACATAGGTGTATCGGGTAGATACGTTCTTGGCATCATCGCCTAACTGTCTAAGAATCTTGCCATTGGCTTCAACACCAACATTCTTAAGTAGCATCTGTTTTGCTTTAGCAAAGTCATCTGCTGTTTTTAGACCATTGTTCTCAAAAAACGCTTCAACTGGATTGAATCTATAGAATCTTTCTGCGCCAGTCTCATCATCAAATCCTTTGACAACGCGGCGGTTGCCGTAAAAACGGCGAGTCCAGTTCTCAAAGTGAACTGCAGATACTGCTCTGCCGCCAAACTCTTTAGAACGGGCTAGGTCACGGGTATCAACTAATGCACCCTTAATACCGCTAGCAACATCGGCTTCCTTAAGCATTCTTTCGTAGTTGTTAAGGTCAACCAACTGCTCTGCAATCTCCTGAGTGTAGCCACCAGACAACTGAGCACGGGCTGCCATAGAACCAGCAGCACCATTAAGTACGTGCTGATTATGGATTAAAGCATCTTTAAGAAAATCTAGTTCTTCATCACTAAGACGGTTGATGCCATACATACGAACAGCAAGGTCCGTAGTATCAGCAATCAACTCTGCTTGGGATACACGCTCATCGCTAATATCATTACGTCTAGCAATATTCTTTTTAAGAAGTAATCTGTCTCGTAGTGCAATTTTTTTAGAAGTAGGGGTTAAACCCATTGCATTTTTAAGACTTGCACGGAAACCTTCACCAGTATTGGAGCCAGTAGTCATAGACGCAATCTTTCCTGCGTCACGTCCCTTTGCTGCATACCGTGGCAAGATGGCGTTCATAATGTCACGGGCTGGAGCAGTTAGTAAATAAACAAAACCTTCATCAATTGCGCTTCGCACACCGAGTCGTGGGAACAAAGTCAAGATAGTCCACGCATTTACTAGGTCAGATGCAAACTTAGACTGGCTAGCACCCTTACCAACAGCCATAATTAGATTCTTCTTATGGTTAACCTCATAGGCTAGTTGTGCAAGTTGTACATAGTTCAAGTTGCCAATTGATTTAGCCTCTTGGAATGGATGAATAATTCCAGCAGAGTCATAAGTAGCGCCTTCGTCTCCCAATGTGATACCAGTTGGGCTAACTTCATCTACAAGATGCTTAGGCACATCAAGTTTTTCTGTAATTGCCAAGCCTTCTTTGGAACCAAAATGGCTGGCAAGTTCTGCTTCAATAAACTCTTTACCTTTTGGATGACCATCTAAGCCATATCGCTGCATAATTGCGTAGTAAAGACTACGAACAACAGCAACCTGCTCATCTGCATCAGCATTAACAAACTTGACAGTAATAAAATCTGCTAAATCACGTGGCAAAATCTGACGAGCAGTATCTCTGAAGTTATCCGCTGTCTTAATAGCGTCTTCGCCAATGTTGATGGCACGACCTTGTGGGTTACGAGCAAACTTTTGACCAATCCGCTCGGCAAAGGTCATCTTCTTGACAAACTTTTGTAGGTCTTCTACCTCTGGGCTAACGTAGTTAGTACCCTCATCGCCAAGTTTTGTTAACTTAGTCCAGGTATCTTCACCTTGCTTGAGCACATCCTGCTTTGACATTGCAGGATTGAAGATTCCGTCAATAAATCTACCCATACCAAAGTCAAGACGGCGCTGATTGCGGGCTGTAGCCACACCATTGCGGAAGTATTGAGTACCTTCTACACGTCCTGCCAACAAATTAATTGCTGCATCGGTATTGTCGCCAAAATACTTGACTGCTTGTTCTGCGTTATAGATTCTATTACGCTTAAGAAGTTGCAACCATTCAGTATTTTCGTGACCAGCAAAGCGTGTACCAATC